TAAAGTTCTTTGAAGATAGCGATAACGGAACTAACGCTGTTACACTTATTGGTCCTGCTAGTACAGCAGACGTAACACTAACACTTCCGGCTGCAACTGACACACTAGTTGGTAAAGCAACTACAGACACACTAACCAATAAGACATTGACTGCACCAGCACTTACAAGTCCTACTGTTACAACAAGTATTGACTTGTTAGCAAGAGCAGAGATACGTTTTAAAGATGCAGATAGTAGTCATTATATTGGATTTGAAGCACCGGCTACAGTAAGCAGTAATTTAATATGGACACTACCTGCCACAGATGGTAGTGGTGGACAGGTACTTAAAACAGATGGCAGCGGCGGTCTAGGATGGGTGTCAGCCTCCGGCGGTGGTAGTGGATCTAGTTTTCCAAACAGTACTATCCAAACGCTTCCAGGCAAATCTAGTGACTATGATTTGTCTTTCAACGCTGCACAAAATACTCAAGAAACGCCATTTGATTCAGGAGCAACTGATGCTTTTGGTGTTAACTTGGGTACAGTGTTTTCACTTATGGATCCAATTGGCACAGTAGAAGGAACAGGTGCCAGTGATGGTGGCTTGGATCTAGGTGCATTTAGTTAATAAATAAAGGATATAGGAGCAAAAGATGCCTACAGTATTACAGTTTCGTAGAGGAACAACAGCACAGAACAACGCTTTTACAGGCGCAGATGGTGAACTAAGTATTGATTCGCAAGGCGACAGTATTAGAGTACATGATGGCTCAACCGCGGGCGGATTTGAGACAAACGCTAAACAAGCAAAGTACGCTGATATCGCGGAAAGATATCGTGCAGATGCATCTTATGAGTCTGGCACAGTACTGATGTTTGGAGGCGATGCAGAAGTAACAATATGTGATACAGCAAATTGTACTAAAATTGCAGGTGTTGTATCCAGTGAAGATACTGCATACTGTGTAATGAATAGTCCCAAAGGACAACGCGATGATCCAACTTTCCCTCCTATGGCTTTGTTAGGTCGTGTTCCATGTAAAGTTATTGGTGTTGTGGAAAAAGGTGATTTGATGGTATCAAGTGGAACGCCTGGACATGCGCAAGCATTTACCGGCCAGATTAATCCTATGGTTGGAAGTGTTATTGGTAAAGCAGTGGAAGCAAAAACTGATACAGATACCGGCACTATTGAAGTTGTAGTAGGTAGACTCTAGTCGCACATTAAATCTTCTATAGTTTTAATTTTAGAAATTATTTCTTCTATCTTAAATGTAGTGAATACACCTGGATGCAATGGCTTGGGCCAACTATCTAGTTTGCTCCAAGCATATCCTTTGTGTTCATCATTAAGTTTTGGTAAGAACTCTTCTTCAACTACACAAACATATGTACTATAACAAAAATTATTTTTACTATTTGTAAATTTTTCTACTGGAAGTGTTTTTAGTACAAGCGGCATAAAGCCTATTTCTTCGACAATTTCACGTTGTAGTGCAGTGTATTCTGTTTCGCCTGCTTCAACTTTGCCGCCAACAAATGCCCACATACTATCATACTTTGCACCATTGCGTAGTACAAAAAGATAACGTGCCGTTGTTTTACTTAAAAACAGTGCGCCTACACTGCTATTAAATGACGATACTCCAGTCGCCTGCTCGATATTCGCCTTCATAGGATTTTACCCACTCTGTGCCTGTGTACTTATATTGTAGACCTGTGTTACTATTTGTCATATAGTGTATACCTTCTTCGGCACTACTGTCAAATGCTACCTGCCAATTAGTGCCATTATATTCGATAATGTCGTTAGCACCTGCTACTAGATCACCCCAAGCATCAGGTCCATCTGTGTTACTTGCATCGCCGATAGCATTGAGGATGAGATAACGTTGCCCTTGTGCAGCCACTGCAAGTCCTGCTCCGGGTGCGCTGCGCAAAGGATTAACAATCTTTAATACAGCCGAAATATCATTTGTTGGGATTGTATCTGCATTCACTGTCCAAAGCAATTTATAAGGATCACTAGGATGGAATGCTATTGTGCCTGATATCTCTGCACTACCGCCTGTTTCAAGGCGTATTTGACTTATGCCGCTCTGTAATTCTCCATATTGATTAATTAGTGCAGCCCAACTAACATCATCTGATCCAACCTTTTGTGGTGGATCATTCAGTGGAGTGTAATCTACTTTGTTTGTAGTTGTTTCATTGCGATCTAATATTTGCACAGAATTGCCTAATACAACAATACCAAAGTTCATAGGAGTAAATTTCATACGCTCGCCCATTAGTATCTGTCCATCAATCACACCATCTGCAATACCGCCTTGATCGTCATATATGCTTGCAACAATTTTATTAATGACACCAAGTTTCTTTACTTTAGCAGGCGCGGTCAACCAAATTGGAACTGTAAAATTTACTGTAGCAATATCAATTGTATCGTCAACGCCTGCAGGAACACTTCTGCTAGTATATTGTATATTTTGTAGTTCTATATAACTTAAACTTGTCCAGTCTAAATAGTTATCTGTGCTTTGTATTTCTAGTGCAGGATTAAACAACACTAGTATTTGTTCTAATAATTGAAGTTTTTGATTTGTATTACTAGTCCAAATATCTACATTCATTTGTAATGTATATGGAACAGGCATAATACGCTCTACTGTAAATGCATTGCCCTGTTGTGTGTTATACTCATTTGTGTTTACATCAAACTTGCGCATACGGATATGCTTCTTGTCAACAAATGTAGGATCTTGCCTGCGTTCTGTATTGTACTCTAATCCTGTTACATAACAACTAATCATGGGAGTTGGAATAATTTTATTTTCACTGTTTTCACGAATAATACTGCTTACCATACGAGTACTATCGCCATATTTTACAGGCACTGTTTGCAGTGTAGTATTTCCATTACGATCTTTGCCGTACTCAACTTGAAAGTTGCTAAATGCACGAATAAATTGCAGTAGAAAACGTCTTATTTGTTCATCATAAAAAAACTGTTGTGCCATTAATCTTCTCTAGGTTTCAATGCATCGCTAAGACTTTGTCTACTAGTTGCAGTAGTGTTATCATCTGCAGTAAATGTGCTGGTATTATTAATGAATTGATCTCGTTGTGTATTTCCTGTGCCTGGTGTAAGTTTACTACGGACATCATCTTCTACTTTAATCCAACGGTTGCCGCTGTATCTAAACAATCTGTTAGGTAAAAAGTCTACACGCAAAACAAAATCACCTTCTTGTGCAGTGCCTGGGAAACTTGTGCCCATACTAATTGGCTCACCGTTCGGAGCAAGTCCATCACCTACTAGATATCCGCTGTATGCATCAGTGTTAGTAGGTGTAATGCGTCTAGCATCTGCACTTGCATCAGTACTATCTGCATTCTGTTGAGTATCGTCAGCATTAACACCTTTAGGTTCTAGTGGTCTACCAGTAACTGGATCGGTTGGGACAATATAGTATTGACTTGTGTCGTAACCACTTTCTGGAACTTCTAGTTCTGCTTCTTCTACAATCTTGCTTGTAATCTCAAGTTCTTTGTTGTAGGTAGATAATAAATCACGAAGTGTATTATCTGTTGTATTGCCATCTGAATCTTCTTGTAACACATTAAGAATATCATTGTATTCTTGGCTATCTACTAGAGGTGTACACTTAACACGCCACAAATGACTCCACCAAGTTGGGCTGAAACCTTCACTAGGACGCGAACCTTCCTGAATAACATAATAACGTTTAAGGCTAAGTTCTACACTTTCATCTAGTGCGCTATAGTCTGTAAGGTGTGGTAGTTCAATAACATCACCTGCCATAAGTTTACGTCCAAGATTGTTTACCATATCGTTTTCGTGGAATGTAATAAACAGTGTATCGTTTGCTAAAAACAAACCAAACTGTGATAAGTCAAAGTCTGTATCACTTACATTATATATACCACGCAAATTATAGATGTCTTGATCATATATTCTGTCTCTGTTTTCGAGGAATAAAAAGTCTTGAATGCCCAATGGATCATGTTCTTGATCGCCACCTGTTTGGTTTGCAACACCTAAATACTTGTGAACATTGATTCCTGTGCCACCAATGGTAAACATTTCTCTTATTCTTCTATCAAAGAATCTATAATCGTTGGTGTGAGCACCGTCTTTCCATAGTGAAATTCTTGGCATATTA